GCTGGCGAGCGTAATAATGCTGAGAATTTCGTGTAGAGCATGGTTTCCGTTCCTTTTTGTTGGTTATTGTCTTATCCGCTTATGGCTCTGCCGGGCGGGTACTGCTACTGCTACTGCGGTGCTATTCGCACTAGCTTGGCTCGCGGCCAAGATGGTAAGAACAGTCAGGCAAGTTCTTCAAATCCGAAATCGAAGCGCTCCATTGCCCAGTCGCGTACGTATTCGTGTTTCTGATCATCCGTGAGCGATGCCCATTCGTCTCCATCGACTCCGAGATCTTCGAGCGTGAAAACTTCCGTGCGCTTGCTGTGGATGTTGGCGCCGTTGTCGCACCAGAATTTGATCTTCATTTCCTTCCCCTTGTTGCCGCGGTGCTCTGCGGCGGTTTTGAGCTTTAGGCGGCGAAGCGAACCATGAAGCGATTCGACATCGGCGATTGGTAAGCCTCGCCACCCGTCCGCTGCGCCGCTGCTTCAGCTTGCTTGCGATTCGCAAACACGCGCGGCATATTGCCTTTGAACAGGTGGAGAACGCCGAAGCGGTTAGCCTTGATGTTCTCTTCCTTTGCCAGCTTGACCTGCTCGCGCTTGTACGCGTCGATCTGGGCGTCAATGTCGCCGCGCTTTGCCAGGGGCAGATTCAGAATTCCGTGGTCAAGTGCCTGGCTCATCTCGCTCTCAGTTCGTCGTTGCTATGTGCGTAACGATACCGCAACAGTATCCGTTACGCAATACCTAATTTCGTGCTTTCATGCAAAGTTCACGAAAGCGCCGCTGTTCCGCGTCGTATCCGGCCAGGTTGGCGTGCATCCATGCTGGCGATGCACTACGTTTTGTCTTGCGTTCGATTGCCTCGCGTAACGCGTCGCCTTCGAGCAATGCATAGCGCACGCGTGATGTCGTCGCGTCGCGCCATACGATGCCCTTGGCGACGAGCGCATGCAGGGCATCGCGCACGGCTGAGCGCGGGCTGTCATGGAGTAGGGCGCACACTTCGTCTTGCGTGTAGTGATACGCTGGGACCATTGCGCCGATCAGTTCTTCGTGAGCGACGGTTTCGGCTTGGCGTGAGCTGCTGATTGCGATGTTTTTCATTTGGAGCCTCGTGCGGCGTCGATGGCGGCGTCTGCGTCAATGTCATATGTCACAGCCCACCCACAATGGTTATGCGATTCATCAAGGATGCTGATGGCAACTCCAAGAGGTGCATCGCGTCGACCTTGGAGTGCCTCGTCGCGCAGCCAGCGATAGCGCTCCGCATCCTCCCGCAGCGCTCGCACCTCGGCGATCAGTTCGCAAATGGCGGCAGGGTTGGCCGCGGCGATGAACGATGCGATTCCATCGCAGTTCGGATGCGAGGCCACCACGCGTGCGATCGCCTCGCTTTCGCAGGGAAATTCCTCGCATATGATGTCGCCTTCCGTACTCCACGGCAGCGAGCCTGCGTCGTTAGCCAGCGCTTCCAATGCGTCGATGTCGATCATGATTTTCCTGCCAGTTCCGTGATAACGCGTTTGATGGTTTTCAGGCAGGTATCGTCAAAGCCGTCGAACTTTTCGACATCTGCGACAACGCCCATGAGTTCGAAGCGCTGGCCCCGCAACCGCTCACACTCAGCTTCAAGCGCCGCATAGTCGGAATGGCGCACGTATAAGCCATTGGGGCAGGGCGCCGAACTGGTGCCGAATCGTTGAACTGTCATGTCGTCTCCATGTGTGGTTGTGTGATGCCCATCTTCATTGCGCGCGCCGGCTCCCATAGCTCATAGGCGCGATCCCATGCTGCGAACTTTTCCTCGCGCGACGCGCGCCCCTGATCGATCCACATGTGGCATGTGAAGCAGCCCGGCACGGTGTATTGATGCGCCGCCTTCAATGCGCCGCCCTTGCCATGCCGTGACTGGTTGCTATGCGCTGGCACTACCGTCTCGACGTCGCCGCAGCACACGCCCGGCACGCGCAGATAGCACGCTTCACCGCGGCAGGCCTCCAGATACTTCGATCCCTCGGCGACGGTCGGCCGCTTCGGCGCGCGCTTCTTCATCGGCTTGCGCTCCAGTTCCTTCGTCGCGCTGCGAAAGCTGCTGAACGAGCCGCCGGGCTTGCGCTTGAATGCGCTCGGCTTGAGTGGAGTCGATCGCTTCATCGCGCCCCCGCCAGCAATCCGGCGAACGGATGCGCTCGGCCATCGCAAGCAGTCCTACGCGCCTTGTACACGCCAGCGTATTTGCGGTAATGACGAGCCGATGCCTGCTTGCGCGCATCGACCAGATCCGGCTGCGGCTTGTCGCGCTTGTCGCCGGCCCGGTACACCGCGCCCCACAATCCGCTCTTGCCGACCATGCGGTGCCAGTCGCAGATGTAGACCTGCTTCGGCGTCTCGGCGCGCAAGATTCGCAGATGCCGACGCACGCCAGTCTCGGCGATGCCGACGAGCGCTTCGAGTTCCTTGGCGGTCAGCGATTCCTGCTCCAGCAGTTCGAGGATCTTGTTGCGCGTGGCGTGGCGCACGCTGTTGGGGTTGAGTTTGCCGGTCATGCTGCGATCCTTTGCGCGCGCAGGTGGGGCGCATTGGCGGCATACACTGCGTAAGCGAATCCGCGTGGCGTCGCGCTGCGAATGTTGCCGCGCTCGGCGCTCGGGGGCGCCTTGTGAATTCGATCGTCTGGCGCCCCAAGGGTGGGGTCAATGCACGGCGCAGGCATGATGAAATCCCCAATAGGCCAGATCTGCGTGTTCTTCGTGTAGTTGTCGTCCCTGCAAAACGCCGTGAAGTGGTGCGGGTGGAACGAGTATTTAGCCCTTCCGAACACGCGCGACAGTACACTTACAGGATTTTCCAATAGACCGGGCACGCCCAACATTTCCAGCACAGTTCGGCATTGCTCCGCTATAGCGACAGCTTTCGCCTGGAACATCGGGTCGATCGTTCGCTTGTGCTCAAACCAGCGCGCGCCAGAGACGGCCATGTCGGTGCAGGGCGGGAATGCTGCTCCGAACACGACGCGCTCAGTTCTCGATATGTGGCGAAGGATCGGCATCGCCTCCAGTACGGTGGCCTTGATGCGGAAGATGCGGCCATCATCTTCGGTGCGCTCGTGCTGCGGATCGACCATGACAACGCGATAGCCTGCATCAAGCCACGGCTGCGCCATGTTGAGCGTCAGATTGCAAAGGAGAATTACTGTTCCGCGGCTCATGCTGCCAGCTCCTCAAATCCTGCCGGCGCGGGATCTTTCCACTTGACGTTGTGCTCGGCGCCCCAGGCATACAGGAATTCGATGAACTCGGATGCGTGGCGCTTGCTGAACTTTCGCGTTTGGACGCCAAGCTGCACGAAGCCGGTTCCGTCGAGATTGGGGATGATCGCGCCGACGCCTTGAACTGGATCGCCTTCGGCGGCTTTGATGCGCGCGAATGCGTCGACTAATAAGCGCTTCCATGTTTCGAGGTCGCGCATAGCGCCCATAAACGGAACCTGCGCGGCTACTTCCGCAAACATCGCGTGATACTTCGCTTGCTGATCGCTGGATTTCGTCGGCGCCTTGATTTCGACGATGAATCCGTCTGGTGCCTGAATGCAAGCGCGGCTCGCTAACTGGCGGGCGGTAGGGTGCACGAGGCGGAACGATTGCTTATCCATCACGCCCCCATCACCATGACGCCGAGCCGGCCGCCCTTGACGATGTCGCCGCGGCATACCAGCAGCTCGTCAATTTGGCTGTCGTCGTCATAGACGCCGGCATGCGTCAGCGCATCGAGCGCCGCCTTCACACGGTTGTCAATATCGGCAATGCGTCGATCGCGCATGCTCACATGCAGCGCCACGCACAAACGGGCGGCACCGAACTTGATCGCGTTACGCTCGGCGACGATCTCGGCTACACGCTGGCGGAAGTCTTTGCCTTCTGCGGTGATATACATTCCGCGCGGCGACTTGCGCCAGTAGCAATTTATCGATGGGGGAAGGGGGAGCGTCAGGAACTGCGCAACGCCGGATAATGGATGGTCTGTCATGCGATCTCCAGCATCAGACCGGGCTGGCGCAGACGATCGCGCTGTAGCGGCTCATAGTCGCGATTCAGTTCGCAGCCAATGAATCCGCGGCCTAGTGATGACGCCACCTGTCCAGTCGTACCGCTCCCGAAGAATGGATCAAGCACAATGTCGCCAACGCGTGCTCCGGCTAGAACACAAGGCTCAACGAGTGCTGTCGGGAAAACCGCGAAGTGCGCGCCCTTATATGGCTGCGTGTTGATGTTCCATACCGTGCGTCGGTTTCGATAGCCGCCGACGTCGCTCCATTGCTCATCGTTGCCGCGGGCTCCGTTCTCGTCCCGATAGGAGAGTCGGGCATCACGCTTAAAGCCGTTGCCAGATGCGTGATCGCTTACAGACGGCTCCTTGATGGCCTCGTGGTCATAGTGATAGCGCTCCGACTTCGCGAGCAAAAATATGGTTTCGTGACTTCTGGTAGGTCGGTCGGTAACGCTCTCCGGCATTGCATTTCCTTTCGACCAGATAACCTCCGATCGCAGGTTCCATCCATCAGTCCGCAGCGCGAACGCGAGCATCCATGGAATCCCCATCAAATCTTTAGGCTTGATTCCCTCGAGGTGCGGCCGTTTGCGCCTAACGGCCCACGACGGAACAGATCCGTCCGGCGCGACGGTGTTTTTCCCGACGTTGCCGCCACCGCCCCATTTGTCCGTGCTGCAATAGCTGTCGCCGATGTTCAGCCAGAGCGTGCCGTCGTCGGCGAGCAGTTCGCGAACGCAGCGGAATACGTCTACCATCGCGGCGACATACTCGTCCGGTGTCGACTCAAGGCCAAGCTGCCCGTCGTGCCCGTAATCACGCAGACCATAGTAAGGCGGCGATGTAACGCACGTCTGCACCTTCACGCCGTCCGCGATCATTAAGCGCATCGTGTCGCGGCAGTCGCCGAAATGACAGTTATTGATCCAATTTTTCACGCTGGCTTCTCTGATTTGATGTATCGCCAAATTTCCGTTTTCGCCCGCTCGGCCGCCGCATCGCCGGCCGCCAGACGCACGCGCTCGACAATTGCGCTGGCTTTCGCAAACTGGCCGCTTCGCCCGTCGCGCACTGCGGCGAGGAAGCGCGCTAAACAGTCGGCTTGCGTCAGCACCATGGAATAGCCGCGAATGAAACGGTGCGCAGGATGTACCAGCAGCCATGATCCACAGAGCCGTATTCGCTGTAGGCGTCGAACTTGATGCGGATCATGGTGTGCATGGCGCGCTCGGTTAGACGCGAATTTCGAGCCGATCCTTGACGATCAGGCGTGCGCCGGCGATCTCTTGGCCTGCTTCGAGCGCTTTCTTGATCTCGGTCTTGTTCGGCTCAGTCTTGACGCGCATGTATTGCTGCGGCACCGCGTCTGCATCGACAACTTCGACTGACTTGTCGCGGCCTTCGCGCAGGGCAATCGTCACCAGCGGGTTTTCGATGCGCAGGCGTTGCGCAGACTTCATGTTCTGTTGCAGGTAGCCCTCCAGGCGCTCGGCGCGAGCTTCCCACTTGCGCGCGCGCTCGACTATCTCTGCGGCTGCGTCGCGCATCATCTTTGCGTTAGCGGCAATCTCGCGCGAGATTAGGGCGCAGCCGACAGCCTTCTTGTCGAAGTCCTCGGCGCAGCCTTCAAGGGTGTCCTCGATGGTCGTATCGTCGAATCCTGCATCCATCAGGTCGTTTCGGATTGCCAGCAGCTCGCCGGTCAACTGGTACAGTGGCGCGTTCATTTCGGTTCCTTTTGATGTTTGTCTCGGCGGTATCGCTATGTATGTAAAGATACCATGACGGTATCCGTAGCGGTTAAATTTTTTTGCGTCGAAGCCCGCGCCATTCGAAGCCGCCATGGCGCTCTGCTTCACTGCTTGGCCGGTGCTTGCACGACTCGGCGCCGTGTGGCGTCTGCGCCGTGTATGACCAACGATTGCCGGTCCAGTAACTGAACAGGCGAAAGATGGTCTTGCCGTTCGGCTTGCGGCGCACTTCGTACACGCCGATGTGCCGCGGCTTTATGCTCTTGTCAAACCAGTCTGTGAACTCTTGCATGTGAGGTCTCCTGGCTGACGCCGGCGCGGGCCGGCGACGCGGTTTAGTGCGCTCAGAAGGGAATTTCGTCTGGCATCGTTTCAAAGCCGCCGAAGTTCTCGTCTTTGATATGGCCGCCGCTATTCGATGCCGTGGACTTCTTCAGCGGGCGATCCTTCAGCGCTGCGACCAGCTGCGGCAGCTTCAGCGGCGTCGTCTTGCGGTCCAGAATCTCGGAGGCCGTCAGTTCCGTGTCGGCTTGGAACACTGCGTTGAGGCGCACGCTCCAGCCGGTTTCGCCAGTCGGTCGGCCGCCCTGGTCCTTCTTCTCGTATTCTTCCATTGCGAGCAGAATGCCAACACGCTTGTTCATCAGGCCCGGAAACTGGCTGAGGGTCTTGTTGACGTTGCCGCCTGCGTCCTTATCCCACACGACCGACTGAACCTGAGCGGGCTTGATGTCCTTGATACCAAGGCACGTCATGAGCGCCATCAGCGTTCCGTAGTCGCCCAGCTTCTCGCCGTCAGACTTGATGGTGTAGATGGAGAAGTTAGCCTTCTGGCCTTCGTCGGTTTCGAACGTGAAGGCAATGCCGCGCGTGCCGCTTCGAGCGGTGATGTCCTCTGCGCGCGTGAACTTGCCGACGTACTTGCCTTTCTCGTCGATAAAGCTGGTGCGTTGCTCGGCCTTGCGTGCGGCTTGTGCGGATTCAGTATTGAGTGCGTACATGTGTGCTCCAGTTGCTTCGTGTTAGGCCGTAGCCAGTGGGTGAAACGATCCGGCGCCGGATGACGCCGGGCGATGGTTAAGCGGGTTGCGCGGTGTAGTAGTCGACGATCTGTCGGTCAACCTCTGCGAGGTCGTTTTCGATCTCGTCGCCGTCAAACATCCCCATTGGCGACTTGCAGACGGTCTGTCCGTTGTTCTGCGTCATGAACATGTACTGGCGGTCGATCACGACCGTTTGCAACACGATCGTCACCATGCCCTCAATGCAGATGCGCTCGTCCAGCAGCCTGCCGATCGTGCGCGGCTTAGTTATTCCCGCGTCGTTCGTGTCGGTGTGACTCATCACGTACACGCGCACGTCGTCTGGCAGGGCGGCGGCGGCCATGAGGATGTCCCACACGTCGCGCGCGATGTCGGTGAACTTGTCGAAGCCGCGTTCGTTGCTTCGGCGCATGAACGAATTGCTCATGCAGTATTGGAAATCATCCAGGATGATTACCTTGCGCTTGGTGCGCTGCATGTAGCTGACGATATGGCTCGCCGAGTCGCAGACGATCATGTTGCCGCCCGGGTTCTCTTTCGAGAGATACGACCAGCCCTTAGCGCGGAACGGCAAAGGCTTGCGCAAAGCCTGAATCAAAAGGGTCTGCGTCGGGTCCAAATTGCGCATCGAAGTGCTCTTTCCTGTCCCGCTGACACCCAAAACAAAAGTCACCGTTGCCATTTGCTTCTCCTGTGCGTTCAGTTCGCTCGTTCAGTTCAGTTTGCTGCTGTTCTTCCAATTCGGCTTGCCACTGCCAGCCGTCGTCGTCTGGCGCGTCCATCTAGCTCACCTTGCAATGCAAGAAATGGCGGGCGATGTAGTGGGGCACATGGCCGCTGCCGATCGCTACGCGGGGCTGAACACCGCGACGAGCGAGATCGGCTTTTGCTGCACGCTGGCGCTGTTCCGTGCGCGCTTGCAGTGCTGCAAATTCGGCGTCGAGAATCTCGGCTTGCGAGAGGCGCACATTCGTCTGGACGTGGCGCAGATCATTCAGTGACTTGGCGATCAGTTGCATACCGGGCTCCGGGAGAAAGTAAGTACGATCATCACGGCGAGAGCCATTGCGCACGCGCCAGCAGAGAAAGCGAGAAACAGGTCGTTGACCTTGCATACGCTAGCTACTATGGTATCCGTCGCGTGCAAATTTTTTTCCGCGACGTCGGCCTGACGCGGGCGGAAAATCGCTGCGGAGCGTAATAATAACGCGGACTTCAGTTGCGATGCAGTGTTCATGGTGATTTCGTTCCGTTCGTGGTTTTGGTTTGTGTTTTGTCCTGCTGAGATGAAGGATACTAAAACGGTATCCGTTGCGCAAGTGTTTTTTGCGAGAAAAATGCGCGGGTGCCTACAAGCGCATCCACGTCTGATAGTCGGCTTCGCTCAGTCGATCGCCTGGAAGCGCTGCCTTTGCGTCTGGCTTGTGCGCGTCGCAATACTCGCGGCCTTCGTGCTGCCAATGGGCCTTCACGCGCGGGCCTAACTTTCGGCACACGCAGCAGTAGCGCCAGCCGCCGCGCTCGACCATTGCTTTCGTGATGCGATTCATGGCTGGCCCGCCTGTGAGCAAGCGAGCTGCCACAGCCGCGGATCGGCCTTGGTAATGGCGTCCAACAGAAGCCGCTTTTCTTCGAGATAGGTGACAGCGAACTTCGGATCATGCATAACGATGCTCGACGTGTTGCTGATTAGGTCGGCGCACTTGATCGTCTGTATCCAAGCAGGCGCCGCAGCCAGTCGGGCCCGTGACGCAGCCTTGCGCGCGGCGCGGTTCCCCGTTTCCAGGTCAGACAGCAGAATGACGCCGGCCGTCACGATCTCGCCGAACTGCTCGCGCAAGGTTTCGGCAGACACGCCCTGATCTTCGATGCAATCGTGCAGCCACGCAACGGCTACCGCGTGATCGGTATCTAGCGCGACCGTCGCCACGATGCCCGCCACCTCGGCCAGATGGTCGACATACGGGTTGCCGGTGTACTTGCGCACCTGATCCTTGTGCGCTTCACGCGCAAACATCATTGCTCTATATGCGAGGCTCATTGTTGCTCCATTTGCTCGTTGACCGTTTCCTGATAGGCCGCCCATCTGCGCCGCCCGCGTGCTGCCCGCCGCTTGTCGCCGGTCAACAGATTGGCGATGCGGCCCAGCGTCTTGTCGTAGTACTGATATAGCGCTATGCCTTCGTCACAGCAGCTCACCGCGACAGCCTGGTATCCAACGCCAATGTCGACGTACTCGTATGGGTCGCGGCCACAGAATGCGCAGCCGTGATCGCACAGTCGCCATCCTTCAGGCTTCCATTGCTTCCAGCGTGGGCGCGTCATGCTGGCTCCTTGTTCATCGCTTGCGCGAGCTGCGCGCGATCCACGCGCATGATTAGCGTCACATCTATGCCGAGAATGTCGGAAAAAACTTGCGCAAGTGCATTGCTGACGCTTTGCATCTGATCAATGTCAGGCGAATTGGTATGAACCAGAGCATGCACGGCCGCCGCGAGGTCGCGCTTGTTTGCTATGTCGCTCATCAATGCACTCCTGTCGCGTGAAACGTGCGATGCGTCTGGCCGGCGATCTGTACGGATGCTTGCAGGGCAGAGGCTGATTCGATGCAGCGTGCGGCAATGTCGTGCGATGCGCTGGCGTGCAGCGCGTCGGCGGCAGCTTTCAGCGCGTCAATTGCGTCGATGATCTTTTCGGGGCTGACTTGCATCATTCACCTCTCGCCCGGATCATGGCGTCGGCCATTGCATAGGCACTGTCAGCTATTGGGTTTTCTGCGTAATCGACGACACCGTTTGAATCCCCTGATGCCGCTATGAGGCCTTGCATCGCCTTAGCCGCGAAGTAGTCGCGCAGTGTCATGCCGCCAAACTGCCACGTGTCGTAGTCGTCTTGATGCCCGTATGCGCTCTCATTCGGCGCGCCCGCTTCGCGCGTGCTAACCGGAAATGCCGGGCCGCCGTCTTTGATCCCAATCATGATTGGCCCTCTGCTTTGGCGATTGCGGCATACCCCACATCGGTCGCGTTATCGAGAGCACGAATGAGGTCGTCGAACCTTGCGTCGTCGCGCAATACATCACGTAGGACTATGAGCGCTTCATGTGCGGCTGAATTGGTGGCCTTCAGAGCCTCAAGCAGTTCCGGCGCGGCGGCGATCAGGCGGGCGTTGGCCTTCGCTTCATCAAAATTTGCACCAGACACTCTCGCAATTTTGACGTCCATCATTGGCGCGGTCCCAACTTCAAGCCCTGACGCCCACCATTTCCCCGGCGTATGCTTGATCTCGCTCATTGCTCGCCCCTTGCTTTAGCCAGAGCAGCGCGGGCACGCACGAAGCCGCCTTTACCGCCGATCCACGGCGTGTTGATGATTTCTTCGAGTGCTGCGTACAGGTCAGGAGCCGCGGCTATCAGCCTTGCATTTGCTTCGCGCTCTGTATCGCCTCCGCAACAAAATATGTCCGCTATTTCTTCGCCGCCATACACCTCCCCACGCGGGCGAATGAATGCGAGACTTGCTCGGGTATCTTCGTCGGGATGGTCAAAGCAGACTTCCCACGGACCTTTCGTTATTTGAATATCGCTCATCACTCACCTCCAGCCAGGCGGCGCTTAACGATGACTTCCTTCGCATCGGTCAGCAGCGTGTGAATCGTATGCAGGTCGTCTTTGTTGCCACGCGCCAAGGCGCTCATGAACGACTCGCGTTGCGGGCCGGTCAGCTCGACCAGCAGTTCCATCAGGTCGTCGAACGTGACCTCGCGCTCGACCTGCTCGCGGCGATCTTCTGCGGCCAGTGCTGCGTTGTCGGCTGCTTCGAGATCCCGGTCGCACAGCCAATTGCCGTATGCTTGCGTGCGGGAAACTAACTGCGGTACGTGGCTCATGATTCCGTCCTTGTTGTTTGGCTACGAATACTGCGGTGGTGTGTCGATGAATTGAACGATACCAAAGTAGTATCCGTAGCGCAAGCGAAGAATCACTGTTGCGTTTCTGCCTCACGCGGAATCCACGATCTGCGCTCGAACGCTGGCCGTAACTTCTCGTGCGCTGACTTGCGTAAATCCGCGATTGCTGGCGTCACCTTGGCGGCTGCTCGCGCGACTGTCTGCGGGTGGATGGCGCACTCGCGCGCAATGCGATTGAGGCTCCAGCAATAGCTTTCCCCAAACACGAACTCTCGCGCGACTAGCATGCGAACCATCGTGCGATTGCGATGCGCTCCTTCGGCCAGGCATACAAGCCGCTCAACGCCCGCGTGACGCTCTCCGCGCTCTCCGCCATAGGTGGCATCCAGCAGGGCGCGCTGATCGAGCGAGAGGTGCGATTCAATGACGTCATGCACGTATTGCGCTTGTGCCTTCTTCTCGTGCACGGAGAGCAACAGGGCGGCGCCGTCAGGTCCGGTATATTCCCCAATCTGCCCGATCTTGACGCCGGG